GTCGGCAAGATCGACCGCGCGACGCATGCGCGCGCACTGAACATGCTCCGCGAACTCGGCGTCACCACGGTGATGTACGAGCGGCGCGGGCGAATGAAAACCATCGAATTGAACAGTGAGACTTGCCGCCCATGAGCATCAAATTTACCGCGCCAAATACACAATTCCTTCGGATCATGGGGGCTGCAGCACTCAATCTGCCCAACAGCGATTGGACGATAGCCATTGCCATCACGTTCAATGGCTGGATGGTCAACGGCACAGGTCAATACGCGTTCTCGGGCGGGCCGTATGATGCGTATGACGGGCTGAGTTTGTGCTACCAGCCCGGCGGCACGGACACGATGCAGCTTTTTTTTGAAGGTGCTGGGCCGATAGTGCCGTTGAATTTCCCTGAAATCGTCAATGGAACGTATATCGCCGTACTGCAACGCTCGAACGGCGCAATGCGTATCAAGATGTGCCCCGCGCAGAACACGATGCCGACTACGGGTGCAGCGGTTCTTACTAGTGCCGGATCGCAGCCGCTTACCCGCGCGATGGCGATGCCAGGTCATAGCGGCGGCTTTGTCATTGGCAACCGCAACGGGGATCGCCAGGCCGACCAATCGTTGTCGCGCGCGTTCTGCGTCCACGAGGCTCTGACCGACCTCGACATTGCCAAGCTCGCGCACGGCATGCAAATCACGGACCTGGGCAAGACGCCCGTGTGGCACGTTCGCATGAACGATGGTAGCGATACGGCAGACTTGGGGCCGAACAACCTCGCTGTCGTCCGCAGCACTGGCACTGATCCAATGCCTACCGGCGCATCGCCAGGCTGGGCGTACGTCACAAGCAACCGGCCGCCTACCGTATCAAAACCGACCATCGACGGCACGCCGCAAGTGGGCACTGCCTGCACCGCCACGCTTGGCGCCGTTGATGCTGCACCAGCACCGACCCTGTCGTATCAGTGGCTCATTGATGGCGCCAATGCGACTGGCAGCGGCGCGGCGACTAACACCTACACGCCAGCATCGGGGGACGCCGGCAAAACGCTTACGCTGCGCGTGACCGCCACCAACACCGAAGGTTCCGGCAGCGCAACCAGTGATGCGAAAACCGTCGCCGCTGCCGTAACTGCGGTCACCGTCGTGGCACCGGACAGCGAGCGCATTTTCCAGCGTATCGGCACGTCGGCCACTATCGCGCTGTCGGGGACGTGCACGGGCGAAGCGCCGGCCAGCATTCAATACCGCCTCATGTCGCGCGACGGCCTGACTGAGCTCAAAACCTGGGCCGACCTGGGGGCCACGTTCCCCGCTGGCGGCTCGTGGGCGGCCACGCCTGCCATTCCGCAAGGCGCGCAGAAATACCGCGTGCAGGTGCGCTCCTTGCGCACCAATGCAACGGTGATCGCCACGTCGGACCTGCACGCCAATCCGTTTGGCGTCGGCGACCTGATCGGCATGATCGGCTCGTCGTCGGCGAACAGCTGGAGTTACAGCAGCAGTACCGGCACGTTCGACGACACGCGCGCGTCCATGCATATGAATGGTGTGTGGAATGTCGGTAGCCGCACGTATGCGAGCGTCATGGCGAACTATATCTCGCAGCAGCTCGGCGTAGTTATCGGCACCATTGCGGCAGGCGTGGGCGGCACGAGCATCGTCGACTGGGCGCGTACGAACCGCCTGAACTGTTTCAACGCTTTCACCGACTCCATTACGGCGCTCGGCGGCAAGCTGGCCGGCGTGTTCACTTCCGTTGGCTCAAACGATGCGGCCTACGGCGGCAGTGTCACGTCGAAAGCCGCGCATCTGGAAAATTTGAATCTGCTGTTTAGCAAGATTCGCACGCATACCGCCCAGCCCAATTTGCCGATGCTGATCGGCGGCTACAATCGCCGCACGAGCTTCGGCGGTCCAATGGACCAGGCGCAATTTGACGTGCAGTCAAATTGGGTGCGCGAAGCGGAAAAGGATGCCGCCGATCAGACTGGCGCCAACGTGTATCACGTGCAGGTCTTGGATTACGAGCTGACCGACGGCATCCACCTGAGCAGCTACGCCGGCATGTGCGGGCGCATGGGCTATGTATGGTCCGAGGCAATGCAGGGCCGCCGCCGCCAAGGGCCGCGCATCACTGCATTCTCGTTCAGTGGCACCGACCTTTATGTCGACGTCGAGCACGGCAACGGCACCGACATCGCCCCATCAACCGGCGGATCGGGCCTCACCCTCACCGACGCCAGCGGCACGCCTACGCTAGTTTCGACGGCCCGCGTGAGCGCAACGCGTTACCGCGCCACGTTTGACCGTGCGTTGGTCGCTCCTGTTGCAGCGAAGTTTCTGGCCGGCAGCGCACCGACGATGGCAGCGCCCATCTACGATAACGGCGCAGTGCCGTTGCCGATGATGGTCGAAACTGAAATGGCAGCGACAGCAGCAGAAGCAGCCCCCGCGCCAGACACAACAGCTCCAGCCATGACCGGCGAGATCACAGTTTCCGCGATCACCACGTCGGGCGCCACGTTGTCGTGCCCTGCAGCGACAGATGCTGTCGGCGTTGCGGGTTATGAATACAGCATCAACGGCGGAACGAGTTACAGCGTCATCGCTAACGCCGCCCGCTCGGTCGTGGTTTCCGGTCGGGCTGCCAGCACGCTGCACCAGGTTCGCATGCGCGCGTTCGACGCTGCTGGCAACCGCGCCACGCCGCTTGCGGCGAGCTTCACCACGCTTGCCGAGCAACTGCCGGAACAAGGCGCGGTCAACGCTTCAATGGTTGCCGAGTCGCGCCGGGTCGCATTCCCAGGTGGCACGCGGGTAGTGGCGTTTGGCACTGTGCCGAGCGCGCCTACGCTGAACGCACCCTACCTGGAAGCGGGGAAGTGGTGGTGCGCAAAACACCCGCTCGACGAGCGGTACTGGGTGGCCAACATCACAGTCGACCTGGACGAGCGCAAGACCACTGCCGCGTCCGTCGAGGTGATCGCCGCCGGCGTGACAGTGCTCCAGCAGCCCGTTATCCAGGGCAAGCTGATCCCGGTGAAGCTGGGCGGTTTCAATGCCGCCACCGGTGCGGCCAACTTCTGCACCTTTCGCGTCACGTGCGCGAACGGCGAGCGGTTCGACCGCACGATCTGGTTCAAGCAGCAGGTTGGATCGTGGTCGCTCAACAAGGATGCGGACGACGAAAGCTACTTCGTGGCCGACATCAGCAACGACCTGGCCGACAGCAACACCACCGCCAGCGCGGTGCTGGCGCAGCCGGTGGGCGTGAGTGTGCTGGTGGCGGCTGTGATCCAGGGCCCGCTGATTCTGGTGAAGCTGGGCGGCATGGACACGTTGCCGGCCGGTGTCAATTACTGCGACCTGCGCATCGACTGTGTGAACAGCGAGCGCTTCTACCGGACCATTCAATTTAACAGGGTGGACAACTGATGATCGATGCATCGCAACTGCCGAGCGTGCCGAACACCGAGCTGCTGAAGCAGCAGGAAGCGGCCGCCGTCGAATACGCGCGCGCGCCGGCAGCACCTGGCGCGCCGCACGGCGCCGGCCGGCCACCGGCAACACAAGGAACGACCCGATGAGCCTGCGACTGATCACTCCGCCCGTGGCGCTGGCTGTGTCGCTGGAAGCTGCGCGCCTGTCGGCACGGCTGGACGGCCCCGAGGCCGACGTCGAGCTGCGCCAAGTCATTGGCCAGCACACGCGTGACGCCGAGCACGAGACGGGCCGCGCGCTGGTGCAGCAGACCTACCGCCTGACGCTCGACGCTTTCCCGCCTGCGTTTCGGCTCGAGCATCCGCCGATCCTGGCTGTCGAGCATATCAAGTTTTACGACGCCAACGGCGTGCGCCAGATCCTGCATCCGGACGACTACCTGGTCGACAACGAAAGCGAGCCGGGCTACATCGTCCCGGCGCCGGGTCGCGGCTGGCCAGCGACGCAGGCGCGCATCAGCGCAGTCGAGGTGCAGTACTCGTGCGGCTACGGCGTTGATGACAGCACCGTGCCTGACGAGATCAAGGGCTACATCCTGGGCAAGGTCGCCGAGCACTTCGCGCCGGCCGGCACGCCCAAGAGTGAATTCCTGGGCGGCCTGCTCGATCGCGCGCGGGTGTACGCATGATGAACGACCGCGTCACGCTGCAGCAGCGCGGCACCGGCAAGGACGCGCTGGGCCAGCCGATCGAGAGCTGGCCGGACATTGCCACCGTATGGGCCGACGTTCTGTTCCAGTCGGGTGCCGAGGTGATGCGCGCCGGCGCCGACACGGCGATCGTCAAGTGCTCGATCCGGATCCGCGCGCGGGCCGGCCTCGACACCGGCGCGCGAGTGCTGTTCAAGGCGAAGGTGTACGACGTCAAGTCGGCGCTGCCCGATAGCCGGGATTCGGCGTTCATGTTCCTGGTCTGCGAGTCGACGTCATGATCCGCTTCGACACATCGCAGCTGATGGCCGCCGTGCAGCAGACCGTCGACCAGGTCGCCAGCGCGATCGACGAAGAAGGGCTGCGCGCTGTCGGGTTTTCTGGCGCCGAGCCGTTCCGCGAAGAAGCGAAGCGCAACGCGCGTGCCCGGGCCAAGACCTACACCATCCACAACAACATCATCGTCAAGCGGCTCGATGAGGAATCCGACGGCGCGAACCGCCAGGTCTACCTGGTCACGGTGCGGGCCGGTGCGTACGGCGGCAGCGATGCCTTTTACTGGCGCTTCGTCGAGGGCGGTCACAAGTTCGTGCCGCGCAACAAGAAGGTCAGCAAGAAGACCGGTAAGAAGATGGGCTGGGAAGCGCACCGCCGCGCGGCCGAGCTCGAGTACGGCACGGCCAGCGCGCCGGCTTACCCATTCATGCGCCCGGCGTACGAGAGCAAGAAGCAGGTTGCCGTCGACGCTATGACGCGCACGCTGACCGAACAACTGACCAGGAACTCGACAGGATCATGACAGCCGAAGAACACGTACACACCACACTGGCGCACCTGGCTGGCGGGCGCATCTTCCCTGATATCGCGGAATTGAATACGGCCAAGCCGTACATCACCTACCAGGCGGTGGGCGGCGAGCCGATGAATTTCCTGAGCGGTGACCGTCCGGACAAGCAGCACGTGCGCATCCAGGTCAACGTCTGGAGCGAGCGCCGCATCGAGGCATCCGAGATCGGCATGCTGGTCGAGGATGCGCTGCGCTCCGCCACCGCGCTGCAGGTTGAAGTTACAAGTGGCCGCGTGGCCACGTACGACGAAGAAACCAATTTACGCGGGACGATGCAGGACTTCACTCTCTACTGTTGACCCGCACCAGCTTTAACCCCAAGCCGCCCTGAGAAATCAAGGCGGCTTTTTTCTTGCCCGGCTTCCGGGCTTTACCCCTGAAAGGCCGATATGCAATTGCCAAACAACATCGCGTTCGCAGTAGCGTCCGCATTCGCCGCTGCCGTCAGCATCACCGCGATCACCAATGCCACCGAGGCTGTGGCCACCGCGACGAATACCTTCGCCGCCGGCGACTACTTCGAATACACCGGCGGCTGGAGCAAGGCCAACGGCCGCGTGTTCCGCGCGAAAGCGGCGTCGGGCACTTCGTTCACGTTCGAAGGCCTGGACACGAGCGACACCTCGCTGTTCCCCGCCGGCGCCGGTCTCGGCACCGTGCGCAAGATCACCACCTGGACCCCTGTCACCGGTGTGGTCAGTGCTGACATCTCCGGCGGCGATGGCAAAAACGTCGAAGTGCCGCTGCTGGACAGCGACATGCCGGTCATGCTCCCCGACGGCTTCACTGCAACCACCGTCACGCTGACGACCGCCGACGACAAGTCGCTGGCACATCACGCCGCCCTGAAGAAGATCTCGGATGGCGTCGCGCTGACCTGCCTGCGCGGCATGCTCCCGGGTGGCGGCGTGCTGCTGTACGCCGGCTACTGCTCGTTCAACGAGTCGCCGAGCCTGGCCAAGGGCAGTGTGATGGCGGTGAAGTCCGTCTTCTCGCTGCAGAACAAGGTCGTCCGCTACTGATCTGTGTTGCCAGCTGGCGCCGAATGGTCGGCGCTGGCCTTTTCCAAGCCCGCGGGGTAGCGCCTCGCGGGTCTTTTTTTATCCTCTTCTGAAAGAAAAATATCATGGCAAAACCAAAACTCACCCTGGCCGGCGAAGCAACCTTCAAGGCTATCGTCGCCATCCCAGTCCCAGGCGGCAAGACCGCCGACGTCGAATGGGAATTCGCCTGGATGCCGCGCGACGATTTCAAGGAATTCGT